CGCGACTGACACCGGCGATTATTCCGCTCTGGAGTACCGGGAGCGGTCCGGGGAAGAATGGGCCGTAGCCCTTCAACCCAGAATCACGAGACCGGAGTCCGGCCAGCGGAAAGAGGACCGGCGGCATGCGCTCAGGTGAACGTGTCGGTGATCCACGTCGCGAACGCCACCGCGCCGGCCGCGGGGATCTCGAACGGACTGGTACCCGTCGGCACGAGTCGCATCCCGCCGCTCGCCGTGACTTCCGCACGCCCGTTCGGACCCACGAAGGGCGCTGGGACGCTGGCGTTGGCCGTCACCTGGTCGGCGGCGGCGGTGGCTTGCGAGGCGGCGTAATCGCTGGCGAGTGACATGGGAGATCCCCGTTAGTTGAGCGCCGTGACTTCCATCTCGAGCACCTGGATCGTCTCCACCGTAGAGCCAGAGCGCTTGAACTGTACGCTGATGATCAGTGCCGCCGTGAGATCGCAGGCCGCGGAGACGACCGGCGCCGACGCCGGGATCAGTCCACCGCCAGCCGCCGATACCGCTGGCGTGAAGTCACATGTGCCCGTACAGAAGAGCGTCCCCACACTCCCCGTGGTCCGACAGGTGACGACCACCTCGAGCGCCCAGGATTGGTTTGTCTGCGACGCGATGAGCACATGCGCTGCCGACGCGGCGAGTAAGACGCCGTTCGCGTCCGCCCCCGTGCCGTAGTAGACATCGAACGTGCCGTTCCCCGGCGTGGCGGCCGTGGTGATCTGGCCGAAGAGGCGGATCTTGACCTTCTTGCCAGGGCGCGCGAAATACTGGCCGCCGAGCACGGGAAACTGTGACGCGGTGTACAGCGCCTTATCGGCCGCCGTGAGCGTGACCGCCCCCGGCGGGACCGTGACGAACGGCTCACGGATGTCATTGTAAAATAAGCCGTCCGCCATGTCAGACTCCGATCGGAGAGGAGAGCACTATCAAACTGAGAGGCTGTACACAACGTTCACGGTGTCGCCCGACGTCACCACCTTGTTCCCCGCCGAGAAATCACCGGCCGAGAAGAGGACGCCGGTCGTGTTATCCACCGTCGCGGACCCGCCGTTGTTCGTGAAGCAGCCCGCTACCGTTCCGGAGCCCGTCATCGCGAACGACTGCGTTGGGCTCGTCGAGACGCCCGCCGCCGCGGAGCCCATCGTGACGTCTTTCCGGTTCCCCATGTACGTCGGCAAGTTCGCGAGCCCCACTTCCAGCCATCCCGCGTGCGAGGCCTGTGTGTCGCCCGCCGCTTTCGTTCCCGTGCCGGCGAGTCCCATGCGGAACGTCTGCGTGTAGGCGGCGCCCTTGAGGTACTTGTCGAGCAGATCGTTTTTGCCGACCGTGGTCACAAGGTTGTCGATCGTGTCGCGCCATTTCTCTTTGCCGTCCGGGCCGACGCACCACACGACGAAGCGACCATACACCTCGACCGTGTCCTGGGCGCCCGCACCGCGGATCACACTCGCGGACGCGCCGTCTCGTGGGCTTAATGCGTCATTCGGCATGTGATCCGTCCTCGGTCGTGGGGGGAACCTCTGCGGGCGGATCGTCGGTCATGGTGAACACGGTCTTCCCGTCGATCTTCTCCATGACGCCGGACCGCTTCGTCCCAGCCCGCGGCGCTTCGATGGTGAGATGGATCGGCGCGGGCGGGGGCTGGTGGATCTCCGGCATGGTGATATGGAGATGCTCCTCGTGCGCCTTACTGCCGTTGCCGTTCGTGGCGGGCTCAGTGCCGTTGCCCGCATCGTTCCCGACGAGCCCAGCGACGCGGTTCGTCGGCGACGGGGCGTCACCGGCCGGCGCTGGGGTTGGGGCGAGCTCGCGCGCGTACTTGTCGACGCTCGGATCGGACGGATACCCACACTCGCGGCGCGCCTCGTTCACTTTGATGATATTCGCCGTGACGAGCAGGCCTACGCGAGTCGCCCGCTCGGTCGGCGACTCGGTCAGCGCTTCGACTTGGCTCGTATCGAACCAGGTGCGGAACAGGTCGGCTTTCTTGTTGAACTCCGGCAAGAGGGAGCGGTCCAACTCGTCCGCAATGATCGCTTGGTTCGGCTCGATCCCGCCCTGCCACGCGAGTTTCACCATCTCGCGCATCGTCGCGCCGACCTTCGTCTGCTGCAGACCGGTCCCGAACCCGATCACCGCCGCGGGGATCGCGAGCGCTGCGCTCACCCGCTCTTCGACGATGTCGCGGATCGGGCCGACGTCGAAGCCTTGGAGATTGTACTGGAGGAGCTTCGCCTCCATCGCGCCGGTGAACATCATGGCCTGCGCGCGCTTGTCGCCCGTGAAATTCGACTGGACGTAGTTCTTGAGCGCTTCGGCCTGTTCTTTCGGGATTGTCCCCTCTTTCGGGGAGAAAATCACTCCAATAATCCCTAAATTCTTGAGGATCGCCGCCGTGAAATTGCCCGCCGCGTCGTCGATGTAGACCTCGCGCATGACGGCGGCCAGCGGCGAGAATCCGCGCAGCAGGTTGCTCGGGTCCACGCCGAACCGGAAATGGACGACGTCGGCCAGGGCCACTTCCTTCATCGGGCCATAGCCGGGCGTGTACTCGTAATGGCTTCGCATCCCGGTCGTCGGGTCCGCCATCGGCTTCATTTTCTGCCGCGGGACCCAGTAGAGCTCCACGACGTTGTCGTTCCCGTCCCGGATCTTGAGCCAGAACGCTTCGCCGAAGCAGAAGTCCATGATGGTCGCCATCCAGAGCACGCGCCCGCCGTATTCGGGGTTCGGCTTCCGGAGCAGCTTCGTCAGTTCATGCTGCGCGACGTTCTCCCACCGCTCTTCCTTCGACCGCTGCACGACGCAGGGCGCTTCGGGGAAGGTCCGCATCATCCACGCGAGCGCCGACGTGATCACGGAGGAGTACATCCCGTTTTTCACCGCCGACGCGTAGTCGACATTCTCGCCGGGCGCGCGGAGCCCCGACATGCCGAACTCCGTCGCCAAAGTCGTGGGCGTGAACATCACCCCCTTCGCTTCGACGTCCGGCTCGTCGCGCCGAAACGGCCACTGGATCTTCATGCCGCGACGCTCACGCCGCCCAACGCGGTGATGATCGCCGACTCGTAGGCCGCGATCCACTGTTCCGTCGTCATCTGCTGGCCTGACTGGTAGACGACGAGGATCGCGTCCTGCGCCTGCTCGAGCTTCTTGCCCGAGAGGGGGCGCAACCGCTCCTCGATCGCCTTCGCCACGTCAGGGGCGAGGCGCAGCGGGCGGGATTCCATCGGGAGCTTGCTCATACCGGTTTCGAGAGAGGGAGAGAAGTGTGTGATGACGTCAGTACGCGAAGAGACGGTGCCCCGTCGTCAGCGCGAGCAGGACGTTGAGCGCATAGAGCACCACCGCGACGATGACCACGACGCGGATGATCCGCGCGATCGTCGGGTCGAGCGGGAACTGGCCCAACGCCCAGAGCGCCAACCCCGCGACCACGAGCACGACAATCAGACCGACCAGCATACGCGCCTCCTATGCGCCAGGGAGATCGAACCCGACCACGCCCCAATCCGACGTCGACTCCACCATCAGCCGCGAGACGCCCATCACGGTCGCGACCACGCCGTCAATGCGCCGCGTCGCGCGCTTCGGCTTCACGGGACGAATCCGCCCCGCGTCATCCGACCGCACCGTACAGTTCTCGACGTTCCAGCGAAGGCACCGGTTCCCGTCATGGCGGACGCGTTGCCCCTTCACGAGCGCCTCGAGCACATGCGACGCTTCCGAGAGATGCTTGTAGTTCTGGAGGATCTCGACCATCCGGAACCCTTCGCCCTGCAGCTTCATGGCGATGTCCGTCGCGAAGGCGGGGTCGTACCCGATCTCAGCACCTCGGAGTCGAGGGAACCGCTCCGTGATCTCTCCCGTGATGTCGCGGAAGATCCGGTCGTAATCGATCACATTGCCTTCGGTGGCGCGGACGAGCCCGAGCCGCTCCCACTCGCCATACGGCACCCGGTCCGTCTTCTCGTGCTCGCGCATCGTGTCGCGCGGAATCCAGAAGAAGGGGACGGCGGTGATTCGGTAGTTGAGCGAGATGGACCGCTTCACCACGTCGCCGTATTCGTTGGTCGCGACGACGTCGATCGATTCGGTCGGTCCGTCGAGTGGCTCCTTGAACGTCAGGACGAGTGAGGTCAGGTCGTACTTTTGCGACATGTCGATCCCGCCAGCGATCGACAGTTCACGCAGCGCGGAGTCGTTCACCGGGCCGGCGCACTTGTCCCACCAGTCGACCGGCATCCACGCGGATGCGGAGTTGACCCAACGGTTCAGCGTGAAGCGCAAAAAGTCGTTCAGCTTCCGCGGCTCGACCTTCGCCTTCTCGCACTCGGCCTTAATCGCTTCGTGCTGGACCGTGATGCCGTGGCCGGGGTTCACGCGACGCCAGACCTTCTCATCGGTCCAGTCGTCGTCGTTCGATGCCTCGAAGATCACCGGGAGAGCTGTATCGTCCTTCACGGTGCCGGACAGCACGCGCTTCGCGTACTCGTACTCCTCGTAAGCGATCCCCTCGTCTTCCTCGCCTGCGTGCGTGATGATGATGAGCAGCGGTTGCCGGCGCTTCTTCATCGACTTGGTGAGCGCCTCGAACAGGTTCCGGTCTTTCTGGTTGTGGATCTCGTCGAAGATGATCCCGTGTGGCCGGAACCCGTGCTTCGTGGGCGCGTCGGAGCTGATGACCTTGTACGCCGACCGCGATCCTGGATGGTAGATCGCGTCCCGCAACACCTCGCACATCTCGAGCAGATCCGGCGACTCCTCCACCATGATCCGCGCGTTATCATGGACGACGCGGGCCTGCTTCGTATCGCCCGCGACGGCGTACACTTCGGCAGCGGCTTCCCCATCGCAGAGGGTCAGGTACAGCCCTGTGCCAGCGCCCCAGGGTGACTTGCCCGCCCCTTTCGGCAGGAACGCGAAGACACTCTGGAACCGGCGCACACCGGAGTCCGCCCGCTTCCAGCCGAAGATCGGCCGCGTGAGCAGGAGCTCCTGGTACGGCATCGGCACGAACGGCGTCCCCGCGAACTCGCCGATATGGTGGCTCAGGAACGTCGGGAAGAAGTCGAGCGCCTTGTCGGAGTCCGCTTGGTCATAATAGAAGCGACCGCACGGGCTGCTCCACCGATCGTCGTCCCAAACCCCCTCGAGCGGAATCGTTACGCCGGGCCAGCGTTCCCACGGAGGGATTCCGTTGCCCCACCACCCGTCAGTCGGTGGACCGCTGGCGCCTTGCTGTCGCGCGCGCCCGTGTCTCACACCGTGTTTTCTGGCACTCGGCGGCTTCGCTGTCGCGGTCGGTGTCATGATGCGCCAGCCTTCGTACCGAAGAACCGCTGGCGCTTCGTCGCGGCCGCGTCTTTCGTCGGCACCTTGACCGCCTTCACTCCGGACCGGCTCGACGGCGTCAAACCAAGGTGTGCCGCCTGCTGCCGGCACTGGTTCCGGAGCTTCAAGAGGTAGTTCGCGTACCCGAGCGCGTGCGCTTCCTCGAGCCCGACCTTCCGGATCAGCTTCTCGTACTGGTCAATCGAGCCGACCAGCGTGCAATACTGCTCGAATCCGTGCATATCTCCCACGGTGAGCACGCCCTTATCCGTCAATTCGTCGATCAGCCGGAGCCATTCGGCCTTCGCGCGACCGGTCAACTGAGCGGGAACGGCACGCGACGGCGCAGCCAGTTCCGGCTCGTCCCGGTTGAGCGCGTGATGGCTCGGCACGCCACGGTCGAGCTTGAGC